CTTCCGATCTCTCATATAGAAAAGAATTATCCGGATATGCGCCGAATAATTAATGATTTACAAAAATTCTGTATCAGTGGTTGCTTAATGATACAGGAACAAAATTCTTTTACAGAAATTGTAAATTACATATACGAGTCTTTGAATAAAAAGGTTTCTTGTTTAGAAATTCGGAAAAAAATTATAGAAAATGAAAAAACTTTTAATGCAGATTATCAGCAACTTTTAAAGGAGCTCTTTGAAGTTTTCTATATTTCTAATCAGAAAGAATTGATTAAAAAGAGATCTCTTTTAGAGATAGGAGAATACATGTTTCGAGATAACACAGTATTAGACCATGAAATTAATTTTTTTATGTGTATAGCCTCTTTAGAAAGCGTATTAGAAAGTTAATATTTGTTAGGTGCAGAAACCTTAGGAGAAGAAGCACCTTTAGAGTTCTTTAACACTGTATTTTTGGTGGGTAGATGATCATTTTCAGAATGATTGTCTATTTTAATTTCCATCTTATAAACCTTAGTACTGGTGTCTCCAAATGGTCTTTCATATCTATTTGGAACGCCGTCTAAAGGAGGCAAATTAATTCCATAATCTTTAATTTCAGCTATCTCAAAATCTCCAGGAACTGTAAATTCAGAAAATTCTGTAGGCCACTCTACCTTACGTGGGTCTGTTCTCAATACTAAAAACACATCACCAGCACCTTCATTGTCATTGGCATCTTTGACGTTTTGTTTAGAAGAATTAGCTACCACTCTCTTGATAAAAAAGAGAACTTTATCATTTATAAGTTGTTTCAAAAAATTTACAAATTCTTTGTGACCACTATATTTTTGTTTAAAATAGTCACACTTTAAAAAAGAAGGCTTGAGAACAATAGGAGTACCTTCACGAAACCCACCATTTGAAAAATGGGAAAATGCTGTTTCAAATAGAGTTTCAAATTTGTTAAATTTTTGTTTCATATAATATAGAAATTTATCCTAAATATTTACCATATTATGGCAGCTATTTATTTGGATAATTTAGTTAAACCTCAGAATATTCAAGCATCTGTCGTCAGTTCTGCACAAAATTCAGTTCATTATACTTATACAGATCTGCATCTTGATTTAGAATTCTTCCAAAATATTGGAGCCGGGTTTAATAGTGTAATTTCTAACGATATAAAAACCGATCACGACGTTCAAGCTATACGAAATGCTATTTTTAATATTTTTCACACTCGTCCCGGAGAAAAAATACTAAATCCTAATTTTGGATGTTCTTTAGAACAATTTTTATTCCAACCAGTGTCTGACTTTAGGGCCAAACTTATTGGTGACATTATTTTAAATAATTTAACAACCTACGAACCAAGGGTTACCGTTAATAAAATACTAGTAAAACCCAACGCAGATAGTAATTTATATGAGGTGTATGTAAATTATTTAATAAATGAGAAGGGATTGGTGGATACTCTACAGATGAATTTTAATAGCAATCACCAGTCTTCTGTTAAAACTTTTTAATATATGGCCAATTTTACGACCCCACAATCTTTAAATCCTTATGCTGCATTTGATCCGGCTGAATTAAGAAATAAAATTATAGACAGGTTAAATCAGGGACAAGTTTTTACGGATCAAAATTACCAAGGATCTAATTTATCTGCTATAATAGATATTATAGGTTATGTTTTTGGTACTTTAATGTATTACAATAGCAAAGCCTCCTCTGAGAGTATGTTTTCAGATGCTCAATTGTATGAAAACATGAATCGTATAGTTAAACTCATTAACTATAAACCCATAGGAAGATTGGCTCAAAACGTTCCATTCTCCTTATCAGTTACCGCGGATTTAAATTCTTCAACTTATGTTATTCCTAGATTTTGTTCTGTAGTTTCGGGAGGAACCACCTTTACTTTAACTTCAGATTTAATTTTTACAAAAAACACCAATAATTTAGAGGCGGTACAAGATATAAACAACAATTATCTTTTACATCAAGGAGTCATCGAAGAATATCCATTATATACAGCTATCGGAGTAGATAATGAAGTAGTGTTTTTATCTCTTAACGAAGACGTACAAATAGACCATTACAATATATTTGTTTATGTTAAATCTCAAAATAATGCCTGGAAAGAATATAAAAGAGTAGAAGATCGTTCTACATATAAGGCCGATGACGAAATTTTTGAGATAAGATTTAATCACAATAAACGATATGAAATTACTTTTGGAGACGGAATTAATGGAATTTCTTTAAAAACCAATGATTTAGTGGCAATATATTATTTACACATAGATCCAAGTGCTGTTAATATTGGATCCGGGGCCCTTAATGATCAACATCTGTTGTCTTTTAATTCTATTCAATACCAACACATTTTGAAAGACACTTCCAATGTATTTGGCACTTATTTAAATCAAAATCAATTTAAATATCTTCAATTTTCTAATGAATTTCCGTCTTCTAATTATTCTCCAGAAGAATCTATAGACTCTATTAGAATTAACGCTCCTAAAAATTTTAGATCCCAACATCGATTAATCACAGCCGATGATTATTCATATTATATATCCACAAATTTCAATAACTTAGTTTTACACACTTCTGTGATTAATAATGATGATTATCTTACTGGTCATCTTCGATATTTGTATGATATAGGATTAGATAGTCCACAAACAGAAAATCATGTATTATTTAATCAAGTTAAATTTGCTAATAGCTGTAATTTTAATAACATTTACATATATTCTATACCACAAAGAAATTTACTTTATTTAAATTCTCCACAAAAAGAATACATAATCAATCAAATTAATAATTTAAAAACCATAACCTCTCATATAGTTTTTATGGATCCAGAATATATGTATTTTGATTTTTGTGTCAAAGATTTAAATGGCAATTTTAAAATTACAGATCCAAATTTATGTACTTTAAAAATTTATAAAAGCAAACACGCAAGAAGATCAGATGCTGCTATAAAATATGATGTTATGCAAGTGTTTATAGAAGCTTTTAACAAATCTACTCTAGATTTAGGCACTAATATAAACACTCATCAATTATCTACTTATATATTATCCATAGATGGGGTAGATAGCATACGAACAGAAAGAAAAGACGACAAAAATTATGTTGAAGAAATTTCTTTTTTAGTTTGGAACGCTAAATATCCGCAAAATGATTCGGATGTTTTTACACAAACTAAATATTTAGAATATTATCAATTTGCTTTATTTAATAATATAGAAAACATTTCTTCTCGTATAGAAATTGTAGATCCGAATGGGCTTATAAAAATTCCAGAATTTTAAATTTTATGATATCTGTCAACACAATTACTGGTACGGCAGGATTTACTGCTTTTGTATTTGATAGCAATATTCAGGATACAAATTTATATTCTGTGATATGGTATTTTGGGGACGGAAGTTCTAGTACCAAATTTCAACCAACCCATGTATATTTTTCTCCAGGAGATTACACAGTAAAGTTGCTAGTAACAACCACAAGTTCTTCCAAAACCATTTCATTTCAACAAACCATAAATGTAACTTTAAATTTAAATGCTTCTATAAAATTTGCATTCGTTCCGCCACCATCTTTTGCAGGGCATTATAATCGTTATCCATTTAGATTAGAGATTACTTCACCGGATACTTTAGAACATTATATAGATTTGGGATGTCAATATTCAAAATCTGATCAAGTATTGGAAGTACCCAACAAGTGGGCGTTTTTAAGACCACAATGGAAATTTTTAGATTTAAATGGCAAACAAATACAAACCATTAAAACTATAGATACTCCAATTCTTGATTCCACAAAAACCTATTTTATAGGAACATCTGGATATGCAGAATTTTATTTTACAGATGACATATATAATTCAGATTTGGCCGCTAATGGAAAGCCTTATACAACCATCATAGCCACTCTCAACACACTAAGTGCTAAAGACTATTCCTTTCAATCAGATTTCAATCAATATCTGCCCAGTTACTCTAATAGTCTAGCTATGGTAGCCTGCCCATACATTTCTTTATGGAGAACTCCAGATACTTTAAAAATATCTGAAAACGGAATACGTGCTCATTATAACCCACGATGGACACAGAGCTATACACCTATTGTAATAACCTCTACTTTTTCTTTTGAAGGACTTGTAGAAGATTACATAGATGGAAATGGAATTAAAATATTAAATCCCGATTCATTTTTTGTTCACAATTTT